ACGCGCGACGTCCTGACCTGGCCACGAGAAGGCGCCGGACGCCTGGCCGCAAGGCAGGCGTCCGATGTCCTTCGCGTGGCACGCGATCCGTGATCACCTCATGCAATCTTCCTCCAACCTTCACTTCCAGCGCAGTTTCGACGCCGTCGGGCGTGCGCAGGCCGCCCTCGCGCCGTTCCGGGATCCAGCGGCCCTGCTGGATGGGCTGCACCGCACGGCCGGCGATCAGGGCCAGAAGAACGTGATCCTCTCCGCGCTCGTCAGGGCGGCGCAGGGCGACGGACCCGCGTCCGACTGCGCCCTGACGCTGCTGTTGCTGGCACTCTGGCCCGGCCTCGACGCCATCCGGCGCCGGTCGATCTGGCGCAGGATCGGCACCGCCGACGAGGTCGCATCCGATGTTCTGGCGCGCACCACCGAGGCTGTCCGCGGCCTCGACCTCGGGCGTGTCAACTGGATCGCGGCCACAGTGCTGCGGAATGTCGAGCGCGACATGATCCGCGTGCGCCAGCGCGACCAGACACGCGAACATCTCGCTAGCGGCGCCGATCCCGACGAGGTGGCGGATAGCGGTGACAGCGGGATCGGCGCGGCCGGGTACGCGCGACTGAACGGCGCCATGCGGAAGCTGCTCGGCGATGACGCCCTGCTGGTGATCCGCGTGGCGATCGAGGGCTTCTCGCAATCCGAGGTGGCCGTCGAACTGGGCCTGACCGAGGCCGCCGCCCGCAAGCGGTACCAGCGCGCGATGCGCCGGCTGCACGACGCCCTCGAAGAAATCCCCTGAGCCGATGTCCCGATCCGGCCTCGCCGGCGGCTTTTCCCATTCGAGCGCCCCGAGCGCCTCAACCCCAACCGAAAGCAGACACGCATGAACCGCACTGCCGATCTGTCGCTCGAGGATTTCAGGCGCCTTCCGGGGCTCTATCGCCGCTGGGAACTGACCGAGGTCTGCGAGCCCAACCGCAACTACCAGATCGAGGACGCCGGCACCCATGCCGACGGGACGCCGCTGTTGGCGATCTACGTCGCCGAGCCCGCGCCCGACGCCCGCGAGGCCGCGTGATGCGCCTCCTCGATCACCTCATCTCACGGAGTAAAGCCATGCCGGACCAGCAGGACGACATCACCCGTCTTCGCAAGGCGCACTACAGCCTCGAAGACCTCCCCGACACCATAACCATCCCTCAACATCCTGGTGACGAGAGCCACGGACCGCTGCTGCTCGCGGACGCGACCATCGACGACATCGCCTTCGCGATCGTCACGGCCGAACAGGAGAGCACGGCCGCATATCGCCGCTCCAACGCGCTCCAGCGCCTCTACAAGCTCGCCCGCGAGGCCGGTGGAATCGGTGCCGACCGCGCAGTCGCGACGGCCGTCAAACGCGAGAGCCGGTGATGGCCCTCCCGATCATCAGCGCTGACGAACGGCTCGCGCACCGCAAGGGGATCAAGGGCGTCATCTTCGGCCGGTCCGGCATCGGCAAGACATCGCTGCTCTGGACGCTGAACGCCTCGACCACGCTCTTCCTTGATCTCGAGGCGGGCGATCTGGCGGTCGAGGGGCTGGAGATCGACACGCTCCGGCCCCGCACCTGGAAGGAGTGCCGCGATTTCGCNGTGTTCATCGGCGGGCCGAACCCGGCGCTGCGCGAGGACCAGCCCTANAGCCAGGCGCATTTCGACGAGGTCTGCGGNCGCTACGGNGANCCNGCNGTGATCGNGAAGTACGAGACCGTCTTCATCGACTCGATCACCGTGGCCGGGCGGCTNTGCTTCCAGTGGTGNCGCGGCCAGNCCGAGGCNTTCTCNGAGAAGACCGGCAAGCCCGACATCCGNGGCGCCTACGGGCTGCANGGCCGCGAGATGATCGNNTGGCTGACCCACCTGCAGCACACGCGCGGCAAGCATGTCTGGTTCGTTGGNATCCTCGACGAGNGGCTCGACGACTTCAATCGCAAGGTCTTCCAGCCGCAGATCGACGGCTCGAAGACCGGGCTGGAGCTGCCGGGCATCGTCGATCAGGTCATCACCATGGCCGACATCCCGGACCCCGGCGGCCAACCGCAGCGCGCCTTCGTCTGCCAGACGCTGAATCCCTGGAGCTATCCGGCCAAGGACCGCTCGGGCCGCCTCGACATGGTCGAGGCCCCGCATCTCGGCCGGCTGATGGAGAAGATCCAGCGCCCCGCGGCGCCTGCCTCCGAACGCCTGACCTGGCCGCCGGTGACGCCCGCCGATCCCGCCCCCGCGCAGGAGCCCGGCCATGGCTGAGCGCCTCTCGCCATGCCCGGTGTCCCGATCCGGTCGCCGGGGTGGCTTTTCCCCACTGACGCCGCTGCGCGTCCCATCCTGCAACAGATAAGGAGCCGCGCAATGTCCGGACCCTGGAACGACTTCAACTCCGCCCAATCCAACACCAACGTCATCCCCAAGGGCACGCTCGCCAAGGTGCGCCTGACGCTCCGCCCCGGCGGCTTCGATGACCCCTCGCAGGGCTGGACCGGCGGGCTGGGCGCGCCGCGCCGCCACCGGCGCCGTCTATCTCGACACTGAATACACGGTGCTCNNGGGGCCCTATGCCCGGCGCAAGGTCTGGTCGCTGATCGGCCTCTACAGCCCGAAGGGTCCAGACTGGGCGAACATGGGGCGCGGCCTGATCCGCGGCATCCTCAACTCGGCGCGCGGCGTGTCCGACAAGGACAACTCGCCCGAGGCGCAGGCCCGCCGCCGCATCAACGGNTCGGTGATCTCGACGGCGTCGAGTTCGTCGCCCGCATCGACATCGGCACCGACACNAACGGCGANGACAAGAACGANATCCGCGCNGCCGTCACGCCCGANCANCGCGACTACGCCGCGCTGATGGGCACGGTCGCGCCGCAGGTCTCNGCCGCCCCNGCGCAGGGCCACGCCGCGCAGCAGCTCANCACGGCCACCCAGCCCAGCCAGCCCGCGTCCGCCNCCNGCGCCGCCGGNCGGCCGAGNTGGGCGCAGTAAGGGGGAGACCGGCCATGCGCCTGCGCCCNCGCCAGAANACCTTCGTCGAGCGCAGCGTGGCTGCGCTCGCCTCCCGCGGCAACACGCTGGGCGTGGCGCCCACCGGTGCGGGCAAGACCATCATGCTCTCGGCGGTCACCGGCGAGATGATCGGCGACGGTGCGAAGGCCTGCGTGCTCGCCCATCGCGACGAGCTGACAGCCCAGAACCGCGCCAAGTTTCAGCGCGTGGTGCCGGGCGTCGCTACCTCGGTGATCGACGCCACCGAGAAATCCTGGAACGGCCAGGTCGCCTTCGCCATGGTGCCGACGCTGGCGCGGGCATCGAATCTGGCCGACATGCCGCGCCTCGACCTGCTGGTTGTCGACGAGGCGCACCATGCCGTCGCCGACAGCTACCGCCGCATCATCGACCGGGTGCGCGAGGCCAATCCCGACGCCCGCATCTTCGGGGTCACGGCGACGCCGAACCGGGGCGACAAGAAGGGCCTGCGCGAGGTTTTCGATAACGTGGCAGACCAGGTGCGGCTGGGCGAGCTGATCGCCTCGGGCCATCTGGTGCCGCCGCGCACCTTCGTCATCGACGTGGGCGTACAGGACGAGCTGCGCTCGGTCCGCAAGACGATGTCGGATTTCGACATGTCGGAAGTGGCGGGCATCATGGACCGCGCCCCCGTCACCGACGAGGTGATCCGGCACTGGAAGGAAAAGGCGGGCGACCGTCAGACCGTGGTGTTCTGCTCCACCGTCGCCCATGCCGAGCATGTCACCGACGCGTTCAGGGCAGCTGGCGTTTCCGCCGCGCTGATCCACGGCGATCTGGCCGCCGAGACCCGCAAGGCGATCCTCGCCGACTACGCGGCGGGGGACATCCGCGTCGTCGTCAACGTGGCGGTGCTGACCGAGGGCTGGGACCATCCGCCCACCTCCTGCGTCGTGCTGCTTCGCCCCAGCTCGTACAAGTCCACAATGATCCAGATGGTCGGGCGCGGCCTGCGCACCGTCGACCCCGAGGAACATCCCGGCATCGTGAAGACCGACTGCGTCGTTCTGGATTTCGGCACCTCCAGCCTGATCCACGGCACGCTGGAACAGGATGTCGATCTCGACGGCAAGACCGAGACCGGCGAAGCGCCGACCAAGACCTGCCCGGCCTGCGAGGCGGAGATCCCGCTGGCCGCCACCGAATGCCCGCTCTGCGGTGAGGCTTTCCCGCGCGAAGATGAACAGGTCGGTGAAGGCGGCGGTGCCGCGCCGCTCTCGGGCTTCATGATGACCGAGATCGACCTGCTGAAGCGCTCCAGCTTCGCGTGGGTCGACCTCTACGGCACGGACGACGCGCTGATGGCCACGGGCTTCGCCGCCTGGGGCGGCATCTTCTGGCTGGACGGGGTCTGGTACGCCATCGGCGGCGCGAAGGGCGAACGCCCGCATCTGCTGGGCGTCGGCGAGCGCACGATCTGCCTCGCGCAGGCCGACGACTGGCTGAACACGCACGAGACCGACGAGAGCGCCTTCAAGACCCGTTCCTGGCTCCGCCAGCCGCCGACCGAGAAGCAGCTTCAGTACCTGCCGGCCGAGTGCCGGCACGATTTCGGCCTGACGCGCTATCGCGCCTCGGCGCTGATGACCTTCGGCTTCAACAAGCGCGCCATCCGCCAGCTGATCGACACGGCGGCCTCTCCCGAACGGAGGGCG